CTTTTTCAACTCGTCATTAGCTTGCTGAACCATCTGTGCCCAGTTAGCTTTGTTCTTGGCATTGACTACCTTAACAATCTGTCCCCAAGTTTTAATCGTATTGCCTCTAGCAGAAGCAATCGTAAAATTCGTTGTAGCTGGATCGTCTCCAGTATCGGAAGTAGCGGTCGCTGTTTTAGTTTGTGAATTATCAGTGTTCTTTTGAACGACTTGAACCACGTTAGCAGCATTATCAATGCTTTCTGAGTAAGTGTAATCGGTCATCGTGTTTTGAGTATCAATAACTAAAAGGGTTCGTGTAGGAATAGGCGCTCTTCTAAGTTCGATATACATATGATTAGCAACAATACAGTACATTTCGCCAGTAGCAGAGTATGTCTTATCTATTGCGCTCTTAATCATGTCAAATCCTGTCTTACCATCACAAACTTCTGCAGGAACTCTATAAATTGGTTGTTCCTTGATATGAAACGGTACACCAAAACGGCGACAAACATTGCTGTATCTATCTCCAAGCGTCCCTGATTGAAAGACGACTGAACCTTCACTCTTTAGATATCTTTCAAAGTCGTAAGCTTTTACACTCACTGTAGTGTCTGACGTGCATTCAGCACTGAAAACAAAACCCCAGAAAATATCTTTATTGTCCCAAGCGAAGTCTACAATAGCTCCCATTGCTGGGATTATTGGATCTTTGCCGTTCACAATATCAAACGTTAGCTCTCCAGCAGAGTAATTTAAGTCAGTTACCCACTTAAGATTTTTAACCATATCCTTGATTTCAACGCCAATTCTAGCTCCACCGTTATCGTGCTTAAGAATTTGAAGTTTTGTAATCATGCTAATCTCACTTCACTCTGTCTAACCCAGCCTCTAGGTCCACCATTTACTAATGCAACGTGAATTGGGAATGGGTGACCCGGAGCTAAATAAGTAATTCGTCTTCTTACGTTATTCTCATATACACCTGGAGCACTTCCGTAACTATCTAAGCGCAACCGCCCATTCACAATCACAATTGAGCCAATGCCCAACTTCTTAGGAGGAGCTGGTCTTGGTTTAGGCTTTGGAGGAGCTGGAACATTAACTTTATGGTACTTAACTTCTCTATACTGCTTTAAGCCCAAAGTGTAGGCATATTCGTCTGCAAATCCGCTCTTAAAGCCATATTCAAAACTAGAAATCGTCATAGTTACACTAATCTGAGTAGAACTGACAACTAATTGAACATGATGTTTATTAGCTTGAATATTCTTAAGCCAATTAATGTATTCATCAGGTTTTAACAGCTTATCTGAGCTAATCCAAGAACTATGTTTCTTTGGAAATACACTATCAATCGAAAGAGATACCAATTTCATATTACCTACTCGATTAATCTCTCCCAAGTTCACAATAGTTTCTGATTTATCATCAGTTTCATATTTCAAAGTTAATTCTGACGGGTTGACAGGCAATTCAACTGTTCGATTAGTTGAATAATCAGTGATATAAACACCAAAGCCGTTGACCGGCATATTAACCACCTCCTAGAGCTTTATTACGTCTATCAATAATCTTTTGATCGATCTTATCTAAAATTTTGTCCACATCTGCATCTGGATCACCAGAAGCATTGATGACAATAGCACCTTTATCAATTTGAACTTGAGTACTATTGTCTGTTTGGCTACTACTGTTGTTATTAGTCAATACTGAATTTGGAGTAATTGAGCCAGATGTTACTGTATCGCTACCAACTGAACTAGAAGAAACTGAGCCTTGGCCGAAAATGCCAATATTAGCTCTTGATCCATCAAGTCCAGTAATTGCACCTGAAACATTGCTAATTGCATCGAGCGCTCTATCAAATCCAGCTGCAAGTAAATCTCCCGGATTTATACCACTTAATCCAATAGGGTCTAAAGTTGGTGCCATTCCAGAAGCTGCATCTACAACTCCTTGCGCCATATTTGCCGAAGCATCAGCAGCCGCACCTGCATCTCTGTTTAGTCCAATGATTAAACCTTGATCGACCCAGCGACCATATTGTCTAAATAGACGAGATGGAGAACCAATGTGAAGCACGCTTTTAGCAGCACTTACCACTTTACTTGCTACACTTTGCACTGCACTAACAGCAGCTCCAATCATGGATTTAATACCATTGACTAACCCTTGAATTAACTGTCTACCGACAGAAACTAAAGCATTTCCAAAACTTCTTGCAGCACTTACAGCACTAGAAATTCCACTTCTAACAGCACTTACTACTCCACTCATTGCACTAATGATTGCTGAAACCATCATTGCACCAGCTGCAATAAATAAAGACGCCATAATCATTACAGAAGCTCCAACAGCTACTAAGGCACTAGAAACAGCCATAGCAGCCGCAGCTACTACCATCAATCCAGCACCTAGCATAATCGCAGCTGCAGCTAATAACATTAGACCAACTGCTGCAATCATTGCCATTGGACCAACCATTATCAGAGCTACAGCTAAAAGCATCAGTCCGACTGCTGATACCATCGCCGTGACCATAATCATCATCAAAGCAACCGACATCAACATCAGCCCAACAGCTGCAATCATTGCCATAGCAGAAACTAAGGTAAGACCCACTCCTAGGAGCAAGATACCAACGGCTGCAACTAAGCCCATAGCCATCACTAGAACTAAAGCAACTCCTAAAAGAAGTAAGCCAACTGCAACAATTAGTGACATCGGTCCAATAAGTAGTAAGGCAACTGATAAGAGAATTAATCCAACTGCGGCAACCATTGCACTAACCATGATGAGCATTAAAGCAACACCCATCAAAAGCAAGCCTACTGCGGCAACAATGCCCATTGCTGCAACTAAGACAAGTGCCACACCGAATAGGAGCATTCCGACAGCTGCGATAATTACCATTACAGCAACTAGAGCAATTGCTACTCCTAACAGTAAGACACCAACAGCAGCAATTAATGCAGTAATTCCAACTAAGGCTAAGCCAACTGCAAAGATTAATGCTCCGACACCTGCGGCAACTAAACCAATAGCAAGAACTACTAAGGCAACGCCTAAAAGAAGCACTCCAACAGCTCCAACTATTGCAGCTAAACCAAATACAGCAATCGCACCAGCTAAAGCAAGTAAGCCAACCGCTGCACTAGTTCCATATTCTGAAATAGTAGGTAGTTGAGTGGCTAAAAGAGCGATACCAGCACTTGCGACTAAAACAGCAACAGCAATTAAAAGTAAGGCAGCGGCAAAGATAGCAAAACCGATAGCTCCGCCAATCAATGCTGGTCCTAAGAACCTGACTAAGATCACTAAAGCAGCAATAGCGGCAATCATTCCAAAGAATGTTGCTATAGCACCACCACCTGCATTAGATATCTGAGTAGCTGCATCAGCTAGTAACTTAAATCCAGCGCCGACCATTAATGCACCAGCACCAACTAGGGCAAATGCTGCACCCAGTTTCATATATGCACCAGCATTACTTAGGATCTTGCCCGGCTTAGTCATTTTTGGTGACTCAATTTCAGGAGCTTTGATCTTCTTAGCACGCTTAAAGCCTTTAAAGAATTTAGAAACTTCTTTCATATAGCCACCAATTTTTGCCATAGCTTTTAACATTGTAAAAGCGATAGCTAAAGCTGTAAGTGCGTGTGCAATATTATTGATTGTACCTGGATCTAATTTATTCAATTCTTTCAAGCCCCAAACAACAGCTTCAAACACTAAACCTCTTAATCCACCTTTTAAGATAATAAAAGCTTGAGCTAACATCTGAATTGTGCCTGGATCTAGTTCACCAAGTGCTTCTGCAATTCCAGAAATAGATTTAGCAGCACCACCCAATGCTCCACCAGCTAACTTTCCTAATTGCTTAAATAAGCTGTCCCCTCCGTTAGTTTGGTCCATCGTATTGACTAATTTACCGACAGAGTCAGTAATACTATCGAATGTATCTTTTAGAGAATTAAAAGCACCAGAATCATCAAAGCCTTTTTTAAAATCATCAAAACCAGTCTTTAAATCATCAAAAATTGGTTCCATATCAGCAACAGCTTTAAATAATCCGTCAACAAAACCATCAAAATTAACGTTTGATAGCTGATCTGTTAAATCAGAAACAAATTTAATGCCAACTTTACCCACTCTATCAAATGCGCCTTGCAATTTGTTAGCCATTGTTTCCTTTAAACCGTCAATAGCTTGCCCAACTGTTTTGAATTGAGTAGCCATTTTGGTAAAGTTGGCGTTTGTTCCTGTTTTAGCTATTGCGTTCAAGAAATCCTCGGTTTTAACCTTTCCATCTTGAACATTCTTAATTAATTGCTGGGTACTTACACCCATTGTCTTAGCAACGGCAGAAATACCTGCTGGCGTTTGTTCTAGCATAAGTTTAAAGTCTTGCCATTGCACCATTGGTTTTGCAGCCATTTGAGTTGCTTGTTCTGACAAGGTCTTCATAGCTTGTTGTGGATTAGAAGAAGCCGCAGCTAAACCACCAAAACCTCTAACTAATTGGTCCACGTTCTTCGTCCCAACAGCAGCCAATTGTGAGTAAGTACTTGCCATATCAGAAGCACCGTAAATAGTTTGTTGAGCGAACTGTTGCATTGACTTTTTAGCAGTAGCAATTTCAGCCGGACTTTTGCCCAATTGGTGCATGTTCCCATCGAAAGTCTGCCATGCTTTACTTGCTTCATCTAATTCGCCATACATGGAACGA